GTATTGACCCGTCCACAATTACCATGAACGCCGAGTTGTCACGCATTTTTACCGGGGTCGTCCCGTTAAGAATTGCGAGTGTTCCAATTTCAGTCATGACCCAAGAACTGTTCACAAAGTAGACTTTGTGTCCCACAACGGCATAAAGCTTCCCGTTGGAAGCTGTATATAGTCCACGAACTGGGGCAGAATTTGGAGCTGTGGCCAATGCGACAAGCCCAGGAGTAGTGTAGTGCGTGAACTCGGCGGCAGCGTCTTCGGGGTTCTTTTCCGGAAACAGGTTCACGCAACGCTGAGCATTTGCAATAAGGCTTCTCGCCGTATATGCTCCGCCTTTAAGAGGGATCTTCATGTGGCCGTTCCCCCATCAGTAAACATCATCGGAGATGATATTATACAACCCTATCCGACCGAGTTCCGGGGCAATCTGCAATCTTTTAATCTGGGCATTCGCACTGCGAATGACGTTGAGAGCGTCTGCAGCAAAACCAGCAACGACATCAACTTGAGGGGTTGGCAGCCCGTAGGCTGCCCTCAACCTGATTGCCAAATTGTAATGAAGTGCCGCCATATATTCTGGAGGCAGAATGATGTTCTGAGATGTTGACGTGAATTCTGGAAGTTGCTCTTTGACAATGAGGTGGAGTTCTTGGCCTATCGTAGGGGACGGATACGGCCACACCTTTCCAACTGGATACGCGCTGTCATAGAAAATGTGACTGGTTGTGCCCGACATTCCCTTCTGCCTAAAGAGCGCGTAATCTTCCCTGCTGTCAATGATCTGGAGAGTGACGTCAGTGGCGTTCGGCGGAACGTCGCCTGGCGCAAGAGCGGGAACTGCCGGAGTGAACGACATTGCCGGAGCAGTCGTGTAAATCACCTGAATGGCGTCGCCCTGGGTTACAGCAATTGGAGAAGTGGCTACTTGCCACGACGGATTGCCGTTGATGTATGAGACGAACAATCCCGTCACTGTTCCTCCGCCGACCAGGACGTTCCCATTCGACGGCGCTATAAAAACGAATGGTGAGCCCGTAGGCACTATGCTTTGGGGAGGGTTGGTCAGAATGGACGGGCCGAAATTAAAGCGCACGTATGCGGCATGCAGTTTGTCGGGCCGGCTAGCAAGGTTGAAGTCACCACCCGGCCCCACAGTATAGGATTGGGCGCCGGTGCTGACTTTTGCAACGTCAACAAGGTGCCAAATCAACCAACGCTTGCGAGCCCACGTCGACACCATCCAATTGAGTCGTTGGAATGAGTCGTTCACATCCTCAGTCAGAGGAGTCTGTCCGATACCAATGGCTCCTGCGTCTTTCAACGCAAGTTGGATGATGTCAAGTGGTGTAGGCATGGAGCCTTACTCTTCTTCGGCTGCTTGTCTACGAGAACGTCTGGTCGAACCGCGGCGACGACCCTGACCCTGACGCTGGTCGGCACCACCTTCTTCCACATCAACGGTGTGCACCGCAGCTTCTCCAGCCGATTTGCCGGTTACAATCAGCTCTTCGTCGTGGTTTTGAACGACGACCCGCTCTCCGGCCTCATTTGTCACCCACTTCGGATATTCCTGAAATTGATATTCAGGAAACTTCATGTTGGCGAAAATTATCGATCCAGCTTGTTGTGACATACTCGCACTCCTCAGACTAGGGTTTCAGAAAAGAGCGGGGAAGAATTCCCCGCCCTGTAGAAAGGCCGACAATCTTACAGAATGTCAGCCACCACGCACGCCCACTCCGGACGAACCCAGAGATAGCCGTACAGGATATCGAGACGCGTGATGAACTGGTCATTGCCGACATTGTAGGCAGTGACCATACGCATTGACACGCCATCGAAGCTTTCACGAGCAGCTTCGTGAACACCCCTCGGCAGTTCCAAATCAGCGCTGGCCATGGTTACCGCTTCAGGGCAATAGACAAACGATTTCCGGTACGTGACGTTTGCATTGGAAACCTGGTTCACTGCGGCGCCATTGGCAGGAGACGCTGTGACGGTTTGAAACTGCACAGGGTTGCCGAGGACCGCTGGAACAAGGGCGGGATAGACTGGAATGGACGTTGCACCGGCAGGAACGTTGGCGGTCACGGCAAACTGGCGCAGCTGGCCGGTGGACTGCTTCGTGATCCTGTTGACGGCAAAGACGCCAGGGATTGTGATGATGTCACCAGCAAGTAGAGTGCCCGGAAGGGCGTTGACGACAAGATTTTGACCAGTTTGACCGGCGCCGTTGATGGTGGCACCGGCACCCAGGCTGCCAGTCGTATGCTTGATGACGGTCTGGTCCTTCATCCAATCAAAGCCGAGAGCCTGTTGCATCTGGCCGGTGGAGTATTGACGGCTGATTGCACCGGACGGATTGAAAAGACCGGCCAATGAAGCAAGCACACGGGCTTCAGTGAACGGGTCGTTGATCACCTTTCTGCTGCCGACTGGAGCAGAATTGATGTCGAGAAGAGCGCCAGCATTCAAGAAGGTGGAGGCGATCGGGGTCAAGATGTTGTTGGAACCGTCCACATTGGCGACAAAGTTGCAAATGCCGCCTTCAACGCCGCCCATCACGTCAGCGGCAACGGCGCCGGCAACGTTGTTCACGGCCGGAGCAAGAACGCGTCTCGAGTAATCGTCCAACGACATGGTTCTGTCAACAGAGGAAAACGCCACGTCGACACCCTTCTGAGTGGCAAGCACCAACGTGGTGCTGGGCTCAACGGTGTCTTGGATCTGCGCGGCCGGGCCAGAACGAACGACGTAGTCATTCGGCAGGCGGATACGGAGACTCGTGCCGATCTTCGCGCCGGTGTTGGCAAACGAGTCGTCGTACTGCGTATCGATATTTTGGAGGAAGGCATTTGTGTTCTTCCAGAGTCTCACAGCTTCGCGAGTGATCTGGTTGATAGTGAGCATCGAGTTAGCCATCTTTGGGCTCCTGTTCCAATGGTTGATCTCAAGGTCCGAAGACCGTTTTGGGTTGTTGGTGCGAAACCAGTTGAAAGATCTTTTGCATTCACCTGGGGTCGCTTGGTGCCCGAGACCAAGCCTTTTGAAGCAGGCAGGGCGCAGACTATAACCGGTCTGCGAGCGGCTTTACGCTAACCTTGGAGGTCGTATTGCCTCAAACTCAGGCCTGTTTCTTTTGAAGTTGCTTTTCGCGCCAGGCCATCCACTCAGATGTGGACATTTTTTCAGGGTCGGCTTCGGCTGTGGTTGAGCCTTTGACAGGTTTGATAGGCGCTGGCGCCTTCGAAACCGGTGCCGGTTTTGGCGGCTGACTGACTCTGGCCGCCACCTTGGCCACTTCCACCCCCATTTTCACCGGGCTCATTCTCATAATTTTGAAAGCGAGATCCCGATCCTTCGCCAACTCATAGAGAACTTTTGGACCCTCTCCGGTTTCAATAGCGGCTTCGATAAACGCCGGAGTGAGGCCGCCAATGTCCTTATAGTTAGTGAGAACATCGTCAAAATCGTTATACAACGTTTTTCCGGTGTCGTACACAATATTGCACGCATTATTAAAGGCATCGGCGCGAATTCTTTCGTCCGCTTTCTGCTCGGCCAGGCGCTCGATTTCGGCCTTTGTGAGGTCCTTCGGCGTCTCTTCCTGGGGTGGTGTTTCACCACGGCCTTCACGATAGATGGCCAACTGGGCCTCAAGTTCCTTGGCCCTTGCAGAAGCCGCTTCTGCCTCACGTCTGGCATCCCACTTATCTTTTGTGAGAGTGTCAATTCTGGTCTGGAACCAGGGTTTCTCCTTCTTCCCCTCCTTTCCTTCAGATTTACTTTCGCCTTCCTCGCCACTTGAAGCCTGTTGCTCCTTCCCACCTTCAGACTCACCAGTCTCCTCAGTGACTTCGGAGGTGACAGGAATAGCGTCGTCACCGGGGGTCGTTGTTTGAGTTTCTTCAGAAGTACCGCTCATGTTCTCCATCCTCATGGATAATTGTGCCCGGTGTGTTGGATCGCCGGTAATCCCCTGCCCACTATGGGCGAAGCTCTATTGGAGGTTGATCACTCTACTGCGAACACCTCGACCTTGTTGGAGGCTCTTATCCAAAAGGAGAGCCTCGAAGATGATTTCCTTCTGCTGTTCTTCAACAGTTTTCGAACTCAACATCTGAGCCAACACTTGGCGAGCCTGTTCGACCAAGCTCCCGTAGGTCTTTTCCACAAAGACCTGTTGGCTTCTGTTCAATTCATACCAAGCATTGTTCTTGGCCAATTCTTCATACACCGCTGCGGCCATGCCTTTAGCGGTATCCGCCACCATCTTGTGGCAATGAATTTGACGTGCGCGACGGTTCATGATCTCTATTCTCCTTTGAATGGGTCGTGTTCGACCGATTTTAGATGGACGCCTGGACCATAGTCCTTGATCTTGTCCCCTTTGATGTCGTATTGGGCCAAAGCTTTAATGAAGTCCGGGTGGAAAATGACGTAGTTGTAGGTGGGTCCCGCTATGCTGACATGTTCTCTATTTTCTTTTAACCAATCTATAGCTTTTTTCATAGTTGGTTCAGTTGATGGAAATTGTTCACCTCTTTCCCTCATATGTTCCAAAGATAGGTCTACGTCCCCGTTATTTGCCAAAAGGCGAAGATTTACTTCGCTCAAAACAGGATCATAGGTTGACCCGTCTGGAATTAGGAGTTGGCCTTTGAACATCACGGATTTAGTGTTTCTACGAGTTGCACCATCCATATATCTGATCCCGTGGATGCCGGCGTTATAAAGAGCTTCGGATGCGGCGAAGTCTGAACCGCGATTGTTTG